CAAAAAACTTTTTGTGTTGCGGGTGTCCACATGTAATCCTAAAGGATGACACATGTCGTATGCAACAAAACCATTCGCTCACAATGGTTCAATAACTCTCAGCTCTGTTTGTTCAAAGCGCACATAAAGTGTGATAGAAGCGGTCAATGAACCACCTGTACCTACTCGCAGTGGAGTGTAAACTTTCAACTGAAAATGAGCGTAATTTTCATCAGTTTCAAGGTACGACTTGAAATACTGGAACGGAATTCTGAATTCCACAGAAGTTGAAGCACCTGCGTCCAAGAAGACATGATTAGGGTACGTCGGTGCGATCGTTCTTGCGTATGCTGTCGATGCTGTCCCTAAAACTGCGTTCATTTGGCTTTCAGTCGTCATAGGCAAGGCAACCAAAATACAACGCCCAGAATGGAAAGTACTTGCTGTTAACTTTGCAGTAATTACAGCAGTTGTTTTCACTTGTCTGAACGAATTCATAGCTCTTTGAGCTGTATTGGTAAGCATGCCAAAAGGCACACCTCGTGAATACAACGGTGCCGACGCTATACTCTTGCTTGTACTCCAATCGAAGTTTGCAATCCACTGGTCACGCGAAAGCATGTCAATGTAGTTCAAGAAAGGTTGTCTAACAATCTTCGTGTCATGCGTCCCTGGTACATCATCGTGTGCTGATCCTCCAACGTCGGTTGAATCTGCCATCACCACACCAATTTTCTCTTCACCGTTCGCAATTGGTACACCCATGTCAGATTGAAGTTCAGCTGGCATTTCGTGGTGTTTCGTTTCTTTACGACGGCCTCGTTGACTTTCAGCATCATAAACATGACCAAAGGTGAGGCTTCTGTTGTTAGCAAAAGGTACAATAAATTGCAAGCCTTCAGCGCCACCTTCCGAAACGACAATGTCTACTGTGCTTGAAGCCGCTGCTGGAGCACGCAATGAATTCATCACGAAAAGTGCCCAAACCCCAGTACTATACTTCTCTTGGTTAGTTTGACCATGATAAGTTTCAAGAACTCGCTTAGTGCTAACGTACGGTATTTCGACAACGTGCACATTTGACTCTGCATTCACTTCAAACACTGAGTAACGTTGTGATGTAAGCTCAGACAAACCTACAGGTACTGTAGTTTGACCATACAAGCACGCAAAACCCAGTCGCCCAACGTGAACGCCGCTGATAACCACAGAAAATCCCTTCTTATATGGACCTCTCCAGTAACCGTACATTGTTGACAAAGTTGACAAGGCAGTATGTTGTGTGTCCGAGTTCAAGGTCAAATTGGTGACATTATCGCTTGGGCTTATAACACCAGTTAAAAGTACATCACCTGGTGCGTCTGATGTGGACCATGCTATAGTTCTTACCGCTGTTGGTCTAACCAATTCCCTAAGTGGCATGACGTCATGAGTGTTAGCAGTTGATAAATCTCCTGGTTGCATCTCATTAGTTATAGTCAAACTAGGGTCAAAATTGACACGTTGTGCGGATGAACCATAAGCTGAAGTTTGACGCAAAACATTTGCAAGCTGTGTTGGCACATTTGGTGCATCATTTCCAGCTTTAGCATCCAGTTTTGTGTCACTTGTCGTTTCGGTAGTGCTAGTAGGGTTCATTTCAACACCACTCGATTGAACATCGCTCACATTGTAATTGCTCTTGCTGACAGTTATACCTTGAAGTGCAGACGGATATGTGTCAGGTGCTAGATTCACTGCTGCAACACGTATCCTCGGGCATAGATAACGGACTCCCATATCAAAATCATCCCCTGTTGTTATGGTTACTGCTATCTTTTCTGACTGATCATCGGTTCTAACAACAATAGCACCACAATTGGTCTCATCAAGAACGTCATCAGCAAAATGTGGTATCTTCAGAGAATGAAACACAGTGGTGAATGGCAGTTTTGCATTTACATAGCCAATACTAGCTGGAGCAAAGTTGTAACCGCCACCATAACTTGACGCATTGGTTGGAATGGCAACATCAAAAATGCCAGATGTTGAAGAAGGTGACACATTCTGTCCTGGAAGGTAGGAAAGACTCATCGACTGTTCTGAGTACGCAACCACATGTAGAGGTCCTGACCATACACGAAACCAAGATCCAACTTTACTAAGCGGACTTTGGAATTGATCTGGTGAACCGTTGTGGTTGCCGAAAACAGATCCAAGGTTTGCCCATAAAAAGTCTTTGACATGTCCTGACGCTTCAGCCATTACAGCATAATTACGCCTTAAAAGAACACGTAAAGTCTGCGGTGTCTCAACAATTGGCATGTCAACTATCGATTGTACTCCTTGTGGGCTAGCTTTCGATTCCATAGAAACAGCAGTATCATAACCAGTGGTTATGTTTTGTGTTGTTGGTATGTCCATCGTACTCATGAATATAAGACCAGTTTGCTCTGCTTCTAACATTGGATCAAAAGGTTGTGCTTCTAAGAACCTATCGTCAACCCTGTGAGCAAGCAACGTTTCATCGTAACTTGGAAACTCAACAGTAGCTTCAGGATACAATTCATAAAAAGCACTCACCACATCGTCATAGAAGTCTTCATATCTTTCCCTACCTGAACCAAACAACCTCAAAAGGCTGTTGAAAATGTTAGAGTCAAGAGCTTTAACCATAGGGAAGTCAGCTTTCACTCGTGCATAACACAATGCTTTTGAAAGTGAGTCATCCTTTATAACTGGATAGAAACGCCATCCTGATACTTCATTGCCAATCCTTGTTGTGCAAGCTAAGAACTCTAACTCTGTAATTTTCCTGTTCTTACAGCTCAGCTCAGTGTTCTTCAACGCTGGGGTTATGATGATATTGTACTTCTCAAGCACCATGCTTAGTGCTTTAGCGTTGTACCACTTACCTACACGCTCAGAAACCGAAGAAACGTTATCATCTCCAAGCACAAACGACTTAACATTAGCGTCGTATCCATCAAAAGTCAACGGTATTATCCGTCCATCTTTCGATGCAGGTGCCAAAAGCGCATAGCCAACTAAAAGCAAAGTTTTCGCCCAAAAACAATTCATTATAGTAGTTAACAAACTGCCAGACGGTAAACCCATAAGCATCATAATAATGGTACGGCCAATGATGTGTTTTGAGTGCACCATGTTATAGATTACTATCCATCGCATAAGTGACGACCTCAAATCCCATGAACCATTCCTTTTGTACCATGAATCAACTTCGTACCAGAACTTTACCATGAATTGTTTTGACATTGTCGAGTCAAACTTCTTAAAGTCAGAATCGAACCCGTGTGTGCCTTTTTTGCCTAGCTCTTTCATGATCATGTCCCAATCCTGTGAGAGAACATCCAATCCATTGGCATGTCCCCATTGTATCGGCACACGTTGCCATGAATCTATAAACGCACCAAATGCTTGTTTACTAAAAACTGTAAGATCCAATGGTGACGCACTGACAGTCCGACAACATTTGGACTCAATCTTTGAAGGTTTAAGTATTTCATCTTTTGGAAACTCACTGTATATGAAAAGGGGGTTTTTCCCTTGATCAAGTAGCTCGTGTACTCTCTTCATCTTAGGTATTAACTCACCCTGCGCAAAATACGTGTCAGTATCCGGGTCAAAACCTATCTGCTCATACTTGCCTTTGCCTTTAAATCCCCAGCCTGATCCTGTTGAACGCTTCAATGGTTGTAAAACGCTGTCTATCTTTCTTGGATTCAATGCTTCGTGTACTGTCCAGGTCCTAATTGGTGTATTTCCTGGTGGCACTGCACGTACAAGCTTAGAGACTGCTGCGCTCAAAAGGAGATCAGGTACATCTGGGGGTCTTACGGCATACCTTTCCATCCTGTCTGCCATGAACTGGCAGTTAAGTGAAGCACTCCCGTTATACCTTTCATCATCGACTCCTAATATAGCTGGAACTTTATCACATTTAGCTGCCCATACTGAACCAACTTCTGGCATTCCAGTCTTTTCAAGCCTTGTTGCGTGCGCTATAGTTGACGGTATTGGCACACTGGCAAAGGCTATAAACTCACCTTCTACTGGCATTCCTCTCATATCAGATCGTTCTGAATGGTAGGATCCTAACGGCAATTCCTCGTGTGAACTCTCGTCTAACAAAGGAACGTCCATAGCTGTCTGAAAGTCGAAAGCGCTGTGTAGCATTTCTCGTGTTACCACTTGCGCGGTGCCAAGCACTCCAGTTCGACCTGCTATATGTACTCCTCTGATTTTCTCTTTAACCACAAGTTTTCCACAGTCTCCTTTAACAAAGCGACCGGAATAAAGAAATGCTCTATCCGACTCTACTTGTTCACCTGATGTGTACTTTAACGGCCAATTCTTACTCGTTGTAGTTTCAAGTTTTGCAACCTTTTGACTGTCCAAACCATTCATATAATGTGCCATAACAAAGATGGGTGCTTTATCAGTACTCCAAAAATCTTGCCTGACTTCATCCTCGTATTGGAAAAATTGCATGATTTGAGGCGTGCTGATAGAACTCTGACCATTCCTAGCATTAACTCTCCAAATGATGAGATCGGTCTCGGCTCCATTCTTGTCTTTTAGAACTCGAACATCTTTCTCCCTAAAGACTGAGTTGAACAACTGACCTTGAAGTTCATAGGTAAACATGTTTCCAAAGACCATGCCGTTGTTCCCTGTGACATAATGTCTGTTCAACAACATATGCTTATCCCTGACGAAAACAGCCCAACCTGTACTCTCTGGGTCAAACTCTGGTTTGTTGCAAAATTTAACTGTACATTTGTTAAGCTTGGTCATAAAGTTTGGCAAACGATTTCTGGGTTCCATTTTCGCATGTAACTTTGTGGGATTGCGCTTATCACGATTAAAGCCGTTCTTAAATCTGTGTCCGTGATTCCTTGCACGTCCGCTTGGTCTGTAGTCAAACTCTCCGTCTGGGTGATATACTGCTGGTGCTCCAGCCATAAAACCAAGCTGTTCTTCGTCTGTAAGCTTTGGGCTGTCCTTAGACAACCAACCAGCGGCTTTGTAAGCCACGCTGATTGCACCGATTATTCCCAATATTGGTGCCATATACTTGCCGAAAAGAGCCCAATCAACATTAGCTCCTGCTGAAACTCCTGCCTCTACAGTTCGCAAAATTGATTTCCATTTTGTTGAGCAAAAGTCACGCCACGGTGGTCTGAAATCCTTGCTATCAGCAATGTTCTTTAAAGCCCACTTTCGTGATTCTATAATTGCAGCCTTTTTCTCTGCCTCCTCGAGTCGTGCGTACTTAAGCTCTATTCTTTGGATTTCTGGTTTAGTAATCTGGTTTATGAACTGCTCGTCTACACCAAGTGAATATGCTAATTCACATGAATCGTCTTGTTCAATACTAGCCGCTGTCTCCTTAGCTTCTTTTTTAAACTCTCGGATTACCTCGTCATCGTTTTCTTGACGCTTCTCCTTGGCTTGAAATTCCATATCTGCTGGTCTTCCTTCTGCTTTAGCTTTGGCTGTCATTTCCCTAATTTGTTCCGATGAACAGTGAAATAGCTTGTTTGCTAATCGTGTATTGTGGCGTTGTATTTTCCTTTCACCAGTGAACTTACCTCTTGTTTTGGGCCATCCTTCAAAAGCTGATCCACCATGTTTAATATTTGGGTTCAACTTGGGTTTGTTCTTCTGATGTTTTTTGCCTTTGTTGTAATTGCGCTGGTTTCGGCTTGGCTTTCGCTGGTTACTATGGGATCCTTGCATTTGTAACTGAGTGGGGAAAGGGTCGACCTTGAACTGCTTACGCAAGTTGCGTGTAAACGCTGCATATCGTGTGTCCGGTACGTAGCTTGCCTTCTCCAAAGCTTCAGAGTATTCTTTTAATACTGATTTGTACAAAACTCCAAATCTCGCGCAAAGACCGTCAAATGAATAGTCCTGGCCTCCAATTTCAAAGATCACATGTGCAAAGTTTTCCTTGTCTTCTTCAGACTGAGCTATTATGGCTATCACGTCTCCGACTTTATTCTCACCTAACATCCTTGTAAACTTCGGATCAGATGGTTTCATCTTTATGTGCATACCGTTTCTTCCTGAAACACGCCGTAAAACTGCTTCTGGATTGCTCAAAACACCTTGGTCAACTTGTCCGCGAAGTATTGTGCCCATAGTCTCATTTGACGACAGTCCTACTACGTGAGTGTCAAACAAACTGCCTTTCTCATAAGCCTTGACTACAGTACACTTCTTAGAACTTGCTTTGGTCATTAGGTCTTGAAAAAACCCACTTTTTGCCAAAGCCAGCGGATTAGATCCTACGTCGTCAACATCCAAAGCCCATTGTTTGTTATAGCCTGACATATATTCCTCTTGAAGATTCCATGTAAACACACGGTTATCAACAGGGTAATCCGGTGCAAAACGTTGGGCCAAAGCATCCATCATGCGTGATTTCCCTAATCCAGGCATGCCTTCAAACCACAGACACAGAGTTTGAACTCTATGACCATTATTGTCTGAAACATCATCTAAGAAATGTAATTTGTCGGACATCTTATTAAAAGCACTCGTAAGCAAAGCATATGTAAACCCTTCCTTCTTAGTGTAGAAGATCGGATCCATAAGTTTCTTCTGTAGCTCGTCAAACCTGGTCAAGTACATTTGTTTGAACTTAGAAGTCCGGTGTTCCGCTAAGACAACTTCTCCCAACATTTGGTGGCATGAACATAGCATTTCTACTACTTGTCTTGGAACATCAGTAGGTTCTCCTAGTCCAAAAGCCTCATAAGCAGATACTCTAAGGTCATTCGGTAAGACCTCCCACATACATTCGCCTGCTGAAGTGAGAACCTTAAAATTGTTACTCTCTTTACGCAACGAATTAAAATGGTCTATGATTGCCTTGTCTGGATTCTGTATTTTGCGCAAAATGACTAACATTAGAGCTAGCAGAGAATTTGGACCATCTCTATTAACTCCTTGGAACTCAATGGGGTCATGCTTTTGCTCAGCCAGTTTGCTCAATGAACCTTTAAACCTACAAAGAACTGACGATGACAAAATTGACAGTTTATCTCCTAGATCCTGGGATGCTTCAATTATAGTCTTGATATTTTGGTCACCAATCTCAGTATCCAGTGTGACTTCTTGAGCCTCCTTGGTATTGGCAAATGCTACATGCACAAAATAATCTTTATTCTTGCTGATTTGGTTCATTATGTCTTTGCTTGAAGCTCCGTCAAACACCATGGCTTGTAGTTTGTCAAACTCTTCTGAGGGAATACCAGGTGAATTGACGTAAAACAAAGCGTTAAACGCTATGCGAATTTTGTCAGTTATCCCTGATTCCACATACAAGTCGTAAAGACACCTCCGCACAGTATGGCAGTGTTGTTTGAAACGAAACATCTGTTGAGATCGCCTTAGCTGAATTCCTGAGTTAACGTTAAGCTCGAAGCTTTCCATGCTAAACATCTTTTTAACTCTTTTTAAGTTTTCGAATTCAGGAAAGCAATCTACAGATGCTTTGTCCCAATTTTCACGCGCTGCGCTTACAGTTGATTTTAACTTGTCAGCAAACATTATAAGTTGCTCACCTGCTAGGTGGTACGCTGCACCAGCCATACCAGCGATTAATAAGCCTGAGCCTACAATCTTCAAAATTAAAACCTGTGTTTCTTTAGGTAACATCTCGAGCAAAGTGTGAAGAAGTTTAAAAACTCCCACGATTACTAAAGCTGCTACAGTGTACTTTCCAACGTTCAGTGCTCCTGCTAAAAATTCTTTAACTGCGCTCATGACACTGGGAACAATTGTACTTATGCTCGCACGTAGTTCATCAGTTATTTTCCCCCACTTGGAAAACGTGGTCCCTACTTCCTTTACATCTTGTTTCATTTCACTAATGCTTTCGGCAGCGGTTTTCACATCCGCAAGTGTTGCGAGTACACTTGGCGCGGCTTTCTTGGCTTCTGTAGCGTATTCTTTGATTTCCTTGATCTGAGTTTTTGCCTCTTCGCAAGTTTCTGTCAAGCTTGTTACTGCTTGTGATACGGCATTGAATCCTGAATATGCGCCAACTGCATTGAACATTTGGGTTTCTGTAGGAGTTGAAATATTAGACACTATCTTGAACACTTTTCCTGAAACGTGTGTCAACATAGTTAACTGATTATCATTCAATTGAACAAGTGAATCAAAATTGTCTTCCCACGGTACAACTTTGAAAGCGTCATGATATTTCCCAAATGCAACTGGTGTGTATCTTTC